CAGTCATACCGAATACCGCAAGTAGTTCATGATGTGGCATCACGTATAGTAAATAAGATACAAAACCGACTACCAAAAGAGTGGAAACCAAAAACACAAAGAGGATTACTTTCATATTACGATGATTTTGAACAAGTTAACATGAAGCAAGGTAATTGGCTAGTGCTAGCTAGAACTAAATTTATGTTAAATGATTTAGAAGATACATTATACTCACAGGGGTTGTACTATCAGAACAAGTTCAAAACAAACAGGGAACAAGACTTGTACATTGCTGTAAATGACTGGGAAAATTTACGTAAAGGTGTGGATATAAATTACGATCAAGTAAACAGAATAGCATCTTACATGTCACAAAAAAATTTTCAAAAAAATCAATTAAAATATTTAGACAAAGACTTAACATTTTCTATGCAAGAACTATTAAGTAAAAAAGGTTTAAAAACGAAAGATGTGTGGTACAATGCTTTTGATAATGCACCACAGAAGAAAGTTAGATACATTAGAAGAATGAGGGAGAATGGTGAGAAACTAAACTCTACTCCAAGAATTACTCTATCCACAATACATGGAGTAAAAGGTGGTGAACAAGATAACGTGGTTCTCTTGACTGACCTATCTAGAAACACACAAAGAAACTACGAAAACAATCCTGATGACGAAAATAGATTATTCTATGTTGGAGCAACTAGAGCAAAAAATCATTTACACATCATCAGACCAAAAGATATTTATAAGGGATATAGAATATGAAAACAGAAGAGGCGTTACAATTAGCAAAAGAATTAATTGCTGGACCAAGAGCAAAAACCTACGGAGATAAAATACAAAATCATTGCAACATAGCAAAACTATGGACGGCATATTTAGATAAAGAAATCACGGCACACGATGCAGCTGTGATGATGGCTTTGTTAAAAGTGGCAAGAACTAAATTTGGACAACCGACTGAAGATACCTATGTTGATGCAGCTGCGTACATGGCGATAGCAGGGGAATGTAAACATGAAGACTAATATTTTTAAACCACAAACAGAGTGGATACCACCAACAGACTTTCCTGATTTAAGAAAGTATGATGAAATAGCTATAGACTTAGAAACAAAAGATCCAAACTTAAATAAAAGAATGGGATCTGGTTCTGTTGTAGGTGTGGGCGATGTTGTAGGTATATCACTGGCCACACATGACTGGTGCGCGTACTATCCAATAGCACACGAAGGTGGTGGTAACATGGATCGTAAGATGGTCCTGGATTGGTTTCAAAGTCAAATGAGATCAGACTCCACAAAAATATTTCACAATGCAATGTATGATGTATGTTGGTTAAGAAGACTTGGTATACAAGTTAATGGTATGATTGTAGACACAATGATAGCTGCATCTCTTATCGATGAGAATAGATACAGGTATGATTTAAATGGTATATCAAGAGACTATCTTGGTAAAGGTAAAGACGAAGCTGCATTATACGAAGCAGCAAAGTCTTGGGGTGTAGATCCAAAAGCAGAAATGTATAAGCTGCCAGCTATGTACGTTGGATC